TGCACAGTTCTATTCAAATGAAGATAGAATACAACACGCTAAGAAAATGCAGGAGAGACTACAATGAGTTGGAAAGATATATTAAAAGAAGATGATATGTTTCAAGAAGTTCAAAGAGAGTATATTGATTTTGTTGAAGAAGTCCTGAAAAAGATTAGTGAAGAAGATTTAGGTTTTCCTATGTATGCTTATTTTGATGGTTTAATGCCTGAATATGTTAAGGATTCTGAAGAATTAAAAGAAGATATTAAGGGCATCATTGAGGATTATCCAAATAATCCTTATATTGATACCAAAGAGTTAAAACGTATGTTTGATAAGTTAAACCAAAAAGAAAATTTACGAAATTTAATTGATTCACTTAGAGATTAAGGAGAGATTACAATGAAGTGGCAAGAAATTATTAAAAGAGGATATGCAGGAAGAGGCGATGCCTTTGACTTTAAAGAATACGGTGCATCTCCAACAAAAAGAAGTGCTTTAAGAAGAAGAAAGGCTGGAAGAATATATACTGATAAGCCAAGAAAACCTCTTTCTCCTGAAAGACAACAACAGGCAAATAAAAAAAGAGCCGAAACTAAGAGGCTCAATGAAGAAAAAAGGCTAAGAGAAGAAAAGGCCAAAAGAGAAGCGAGATACACAGGTGGTCAATTTTTAGATAAACCTGAAGAAGAAGAAAAAGAACCATTTAATCCTTTTACTGTTCGGAGAGATTAATATGAATTGGTTTGAGCAGTTAAAAATGATTCCATCGGACAAAAATACTTTGGCCTTTGTAATCGTCAATGCTGCTCAAACAGAAAAAGCAGTTGAAGAAATTAAAAATCTGCGAACTGAACCACAAACATTGAAAAATATTCTTCGTCAAGTAGATGCAGGAACAATTGACCTGCAAAAATTAAAAGATTTATACGGGCAACCTCCGTATGGCGACCAAACTCTTGAACAAATGAAAGAAAATGTTCAAAAATTGAAAGATGCCGCCAGTTTTATGACAATTGATGACGTTAGAAAGTTAATCAAAGAGGCTTTAGAAGCCAAAAAAGGTACAAATCAAGCAAAAGTTGATGAAATTTTGCAAAATATTGAAGAAAATGCTGATTTAAGTAAGAGAACTCTTCAAGCCAACCGAGATATTAGAGACTCTTTGGATATTTTGCGTGAAAGAACGGGTCAATCTGTCATTATGTTTGAAAATCCACCATCAAATGAGCAACTTTTAGTAGATTTTGCTGAAGCAATTGGTGGAGAATTTAAAGAAGGCTCTATTTTAACAGATTTAAAGTCAGATTCTGAATTAATTAGCCGAATGATTACAAAAAAGGGAGATTCTAAAGAAACTCTTGATGAAAAGAATAAATTAAGAGAGACTTATAACGCAATCACTAGAGATGAAAGCGGAAAAAAGACAAATACCAAAATGTTATTCATTTCGGGTAACGTATCTGTTGATATTGACGACAAAGTTCGTGAAAAGAAAATTTTTGTTGCTTATGGACAGAAAATGACAGTCGTTGAACCCTTTTCTGGTGCATCTGTACTTAAATATATTAAAGCAGTTGATAAAATCAAGGGAAGCACAAGAGCATTTAGGCCAAAAAAGTTACCAAACGGCGCTGATTTTCCAAATATTATATTTTTGGAGAAGGGCAGCAATAAATCCATGAATGTTAATCCATTCGCTAAGATTATTCTATCAAATGAGTTTCCTCAAGACTGGGCAAAACCATTTTTTAATGCAGTAAGAACTCAAGAAACACTTTCAGACAAAAATGCCTTTGAATTGATTATTGATGAGATTTATAATGCCCTTGTTGAAGGAGAAAACACAACAAAGCGTGGATTAAACATTAGAACTTTTACTGGTGAAGATGGAATAGAAATTGCAGGTAGAAGCAGAAAGGAAATTACTGCTGATATTCGTAAAAAGATTGCTGATAGCGAAAGATTAGAAAATACTATCGCTGAAAAACAAGAAGAACTGCAATTAGAACAATTAAGTTTTCTTGAAGGTAATTTTACTGTAAAAGAAGCGGTTGCTTATGAAAAATATCTCGAAGAGATGGGTTATGAGCAAGGAGAAGATTATACTATCGAATATTTTAAAGATGGTGTTTTAGTTCCAGTTAATAGGCCAAAGATAGATGAATCTGGTAGTCAAGTTAGAGATGAAGAAGGCAAAATTATAATGGAAAACATTGATGCTAAGAAATTAGCCAATTATGCTGAAGTGAAAGTAGATGAAGGAGATGGACTTCAAAAGGTTACTCCCGAAGAAGCATATTCTGAAGGAGTTAGAGCAAAATCTGCTAAATTTGGAGAAAAGGAGAAGAAAAGATATGAAAATAGACTTAAGACTCTCCAAGAAAAATTAGATGCAGCCAAAGAAAAACAGAAACAATTTAAAGAAGATGTTGCTGAAGAAACAATGGCAAGGTCAAAGGCAAAGATAGCAAATTTAGAAAAAGACATCGAAGAAACTAAGAGAATATCTTCTGAAGGCCGAAGTCAAACAGATATTTCTGAACAGGCTGAAAGAATGCGCCAAGAACTTCTAAACATGACTGATTTTGAACAATATTTGTTAGTTATGTCTAAAAAATTAAAAGATACAGGCGGTTTGATTGGTCTTGCTGACCGTTTAGAAAATGAATCAAGATTTGACTCAATAACCCCTGAAAAGAGTTTAGCGTTCTTTGCTCAAGTTGATGAGTTGGCAGGAGATGAAGAAGTGAGGAAAGCATTTAAGACCATAGACGATAACCCCGACTCAACGAAAGCGGAAGATGCCGCTAAGAAATTAAATGACAATATGGTTAAGATTATCCAAAATATGCAGGATGAGATTATTGAAGCATTTAGATTAGTACTCGAAAAGTTTGCTAAAAAACCAGCACAATTCCCAGACAATCAAGTAATTTTAGCAAAGAAACAATTTGTAGAAAAATTCGGTCTTTTAACATTAGGTGAGTAAAATGGTAGAACTAAGTCGTGAAGAAAAAGAAATGCTAGATTTGTCTACTGAAAGACTTGCTGATTTAGCAAGAACAACGGACGCTTCTGAAAGAAGAACTGAAATTAATAAAATTGTTACTCGATTTGAAAATCGTTTAAAAGAAGACACTCTTATGATTACAGATGCAGGTCAAAAAGAAAAGGCCATGCAAGAAATTAAAGAAAAGAAGAAGGCAGCAGTTAAACTTATTCGTTCTAGTCTTAAAGATAAAAAGTTTAAAGGAGAAACAGCGCAGGTAAAGGGATTAGAAACTAGTGTTGGGGCTTTTTTAAGTTTAAATCTATACGCCAAAGGAAGCAAAATTAGTGCTAATGAGATAATGAACACTAAAATTAATGACCCGATAGATATAAGAAATCCCAAGCCTGAAGTTTTAAAAGATATTGATACTGCTTTGGCAGGAAATATTCCAGAAAATCTTAGGCATAATCTGACTCAAATTAAAGAAGTTCTTGAAGATAGATTAGATGTTGCTGAATATAAAGAATTTAAGATTAATATTAATAAGTACTTAGGAGCAGTAGATGTTTCTAAGAAAGACGTTCGTAAAGAAATTTATGAGTATTGGACTCGTATTGGAAATCTTTATGAGCAATTTGAAGAAGACTTGACAAACTTCTTCATTGAAGTAAAAGATATTGATTTTCCTGAAGAAATCAAAGATACCTTTAATAAACTTTACAGGCAAGCAGGAAATACTAATTTAGAATACATTGCTAAATTCCCAGTTATCGAACAAAGGTTTGAGTCTGGTTATCATCGTTTCTTTAACATTATTGCTCATAGATTGGCTTTAGACAGAATGACTGTAAAAGAAGATGACCAAAGCGGATATGCTGATGACCCGAAATCATTCGGGGATGTAAATGCTTCTTTAGTACAGTATCTTGAAGGTTCTTTAGCAGCATCCAGCAGCACCGAAGGTGGTACAATAGATATGAATATTGTTGATGAATTAGAAGAATTACTTCAAACAAAACTTCGTTGGGATGAAGATTATGAGGGAGTTATGCAACGTGCTGACCCATTATTGGTTTATGAATATAATAGAGGAACAAAACTTATTGCTATCAATGACCAAATGGAAACCGAAATTCTTTCTCTTTTGGAAGATATGGAAGAACAATTAGAAGAGGCTGATGATTATGGCGAGGTTTCTTTAGAAACATCGGCTGATATTGCAGAATGGTTAGACCAAGTAGAAAACACTCAAATTCTTGATGAAAGTGAAACAAAAGATATGTGTCTACCAATATCAGTTTTAGCAAATACAACGTTTGCAAAAATGTATTCACAGAAAAAATTCGTTTCTGTTGAAGAAGGAGAAGATATTACTTTTGATAATCTTGCCAAGATTAAAGATTTCTTTAATGATTTATATGACCTTTTAAGCGGAGAGGATTTTAGGGCTGAAGTAGAAACAAGAAGCACAAAAGGACGAAGAAGAGGAAGCGTCATGGAAGCGAGAGATGCAAGAGGTTCAAGTGTAACTGAAATCGGTGGAGGTAAAATTCCTTTGTCTTTAAATCAAAAAGGTGAAATTAGAGACGAATTACGTGGGTTTAAAACAGAATTACAAAAGATGTTAGATTCAGCAATTGCTTATTATTTTGACCCTCTTTATAGTGGAATGATGCCTATTGAGATTCCTGCGTTTGGTTCTAGCATTGGTTCAAAAGTTATTCAAACAATGAGTTTAGAATTAGGAATGGAAACTGTTATGTCGGGTGCTTATGATACTCTCTTTGAAGGCTCAAGAGAAGAGATTGATACTGGCGATATGGTCGCTATTGCTGATTTCTTGGACAATATCTTTATGCCTGAGATTCAAATTGATGGCGGTTTGATTGTTGATGGTATAGAATTTGCTGATGCTTTAACTGAAATTTTTGGTGAAGGAACAAGGGAAAGAAATAACAATTATGCTGCTGCATTAATTCATCACTATATGAAAGAAACTAATGATTTGAAGAGAGAAGGTAAAGACTTTGAAGGAAAATCTATTAAAGAAAGAGCAAAACTATTTTATAACGATTTTAAGGCTAGAAAGCCATTCCCTGTATTCGCATTACCTCATTGGTTGGACATGAATCAAGGTATTCTAACAAAAGGAAAACCTGCTAAAAAGACAGCATATAATAGATTAAAGGCTATCTTTGAATCGGCTCAAGTGGATTTACCTGTTCTTCTTCACAAGTTATTAAAGGCCCACGATGTAATTAGGCAAGAATTAGGAAAGCCTATCATTTACGCACAGATTCCTATGAATGAGTATGGAATTAACAAGATGATTACAAAGATGCAGGTTGATGAAAACATTGATTTGACTTCGTTTGAAGTGGAGCAAATCATTAAGGCAGTAGATTCTCACGACAATATTTCAAAGGAATACGGAATTAGTGGTGAACAAGTATATATGATTAAAGCATCTTTTAGGTGATGTTTCATGCCTAAAGTTCTCCCTGCGATTTTTTCATATGAAGATATGAAAAGTAGGTTTGCTCAAGATAATCCTGACGACCCCTATACTCGCAGGGCTGATTTAGAATCTGGTATCTATGCTTTAGATAGTTGGCTTATTCGTGTTGATGATGATAATAAAGCAATATCAACAGTTGGATTTAAAGAACATCCATCACATACTGTTGTTGGTGGAATGTATGCTAGTGCTAAGGGAAGAGAAATTGGTGGAAATAATCGAGCATTACAGATAGCGAGAGAACCGCAGTTGAATCAATCAAAACCATTAGTTGCGGCATTTGGACATAGAGATGGAGATAACGCTCGTTGGATTGCTAAAGCAAAACAAAACGGATGGAAGTTTCCCGAAGATAATGACTTCCAACAGGTTTCTCAAATGCTACCTGAACAAATAGTGAATGCTTGGAATAGTGCATATCCTAATGGTAATTGGGCTATTCGTTCTATTCGTGGTGAAGGTGATTTTGCAAAGTGCGTATTTATTGACGACCCTACGCCAGCATGGTTTAATCTGTTAAAATCAAACCAAAGAGGGTGGAGAGATATTATTAAGTGGCAACCTTCTCAGCCTCCATATGAAAAATTTACAGGCTATAATACTGATTCTGGTGGCTATGTATCAATGATTCATGAAGAATTAAACAATCCAGAAACAATGGAAACAACTGATAATCGTTTTATTGTTACAGGTCATTACATTTATAGAGGCAAGGGAGGAGAAATGAAAGGCGACGAGCCAGCAAGAGTTCCTAAACATATTGCTAATGAAGAAAGTTTGCAGTATTTTGGAGAAAAAATTATGCAAAGCGGATTTGATGCAAAACGAGGATATTTCCCAGTTTCTAAGAATAGTAAGGTTAAGGTTTTATTTGATATTGTAGATGAGGGCGAGTATTTACCACAACAACAAGGAACAGACATTAGAAATAATAGTGGAGGCAAAGTTATAGTCTTTACAACAATGTTTGCTACTGATGAGCCTGAAGATTCAAAATACTTTCCTATGTGGGATGATGAAGAAGAAAGTGAGCAATTGACTAGTAAAAAACCAGAAAATAATCAATTGACTGTTAAAGAAGCAGAAAAGATGTTTAACGAATATGGAGTTAGTGGATATACTAATACCCATAGAGTAAAAAGTTTATTAGCCATTTTGAAACTTAGAGGAACCGATGAAAACAAAATTAAACAAATAGAAGAATCTCTTCAAGATTATGCAGATGGAAAGGCTGAGAGTGGTGAAGAATAATGGAACTTGAAGCCTTCAATTTTGAACATGAGATGGATATGCAGTTATCCAAAAACTCATTTCCTTATTTCTTTCAAAATGTATTAGGTTTTGATTTCCCATCATACATACAGGAATGGCATGAATTAATGAACACTACGCAAAGGACTGTAATTATTTGTTCAAGAGACCACGGAAAATCTGTATTTATGCATTCATGGGTTGTATGGAAATTAATCTTTGAAGAGCCTCCATATCAAATGCTTTACATTTCTTCTAACCAAAAACAGACTTTAGTTCACATGAGAGATATTGACAAGATGTTTACTCATCCTATGCTCAAAAAATTTAAACCTGCAAGAGGTTGGGCTATTGGAAACATTACATTGACAAATGGCAATCAAATCCTTGAAAGGTCGGTTGGTTCTCAGATTCGTGGACTTCACCCTCAAGAGATTATTATTGACGACCCTTTGAAAGAATTTAGTATGACTGGTATTCAAAAGGTTACGGATTGGTTTTATGGGGATATGATTCCTACACTTCACCATACTGCATCTTTGCGTGTTATTGGAACACCGTTTAGTTATACAGATATTTACCAGCAATTATCAGAAAATGCTGCTTATACTGTTAGAACATATCCGTGTTTAAATGCACTAAACGAACCGTTGTGGCCTGACCGTTGGAACTATGAGGCGTTGATGGCTCGTAAGGCAGAAGTTGGTTCTTTAATGTTCACAAGAGAATATATGTGTGTGCCTATTTCAACAGGAACATCTCTCTTTAATCCAGAACATTTGGATAATGCAAAGAATAAAGATTTGGTTTTAAAACCATTGAAGCGTGAAGGATATAAATACTTTATAGGCGTAGACCCTGCTATTTCAACAGATGGAGACTATAACGTGATTACTGTTCTTGAAATGGATGAGAACGAAAATAAATCCATTGTATATATTGACCGAGCAAAGAACGTTCAATTTCGTGAGAATATACAGAAGGTGAAATTATTAAACCAAGTGTTCAGACCAGAAGTTATTCTGTTTGAAACAAATACATTCGCTAAATCTTTTACTCAGGAACTTCGTCAAGTCGCAGATGTAAATGTTCATGACTTCGATACAACCCGAAGAAAGAAACAGGAGATTATTCTCAATTTACAAATGACTCTTGAAAATGGAAAGATTAACTTCCCATACGGCAACGAAGAGAGTAGAAAAGTTTCTTCTTTATTGATTGAAGAAATGTCGATGTTTGCTATTACTGAACGAGGAAAATTTGAAGGAATTGGAGCGCACGACGATATGGTTATGAGTCTTGCTTTAGCAAATGCAGCCACATATCAAGCATCAGATAACTTCATACTGCTTGACGATTTAGGGCTGTTTGGCGATGAACCACAACGGCCACAACGAGGCTATTCCTCTACCATAGGTTTGAATTTTTGAGGTATTTATATGACAGAACAGGCAGATAAATACCGTCAAGCGGCTCAACAAATGAACCGTTTAGCCGATTTAGATGAAGAAGAAGAAGAAGTCAAAGATAGCATAGAAACAGAACTAGATACTGAATTGAAGAGTATCTTTAATAATTCTTATGTTATGTCTGAGCATGAAGAAATTGTTAAATTATCTAATGCTTTTAATATTAATGCCAGTGATGCAAGAAAGAGGCTTTCTGTTTTTCCCAATGAATATATTGTTCAGGAACATTCAATTCCTGATTTAGTTAGAAAGATGCGAAAGTCTCGTAGAGCATTAAAGGGAGAACATCGAACAAGAATGTCTAAAGCAATTGATACAATGATTGATGCTTATACAGACCATTTAAACAAGTGCATTGATTCTATTACATGGCTATCTGATTATCAAGTTCCTTTGCGTAAGATGAGATATAATGAAAAAGATTTATCTAAACTTCATAAGATGAAGAGTTCTGAATTAAGAAGAGAAACGATTGATGCTCTTTGTAAATACTGGGAAGCAGAATTAGAACAGAATGGAATGGCTTATGGAAAAGAATACTCCGTATTGCATAAGACAATGAGTTTAGCAAAGAAAGAATTTAGAAATGCTATTGGTAAAATAACAGACCAGTCTTTAACAAAATCAAAGAGACAAAGAACAGAAGATTTCATTCTTAAAGCAGTTTGTGAAAATCCAGGAATTAATGCTGCTGGAATACACGAAAGAATGCCTTCTACTTTACATAAAGCATCAAGCCCTAATTCTATTTCAAAAGCCATTAAGAAGTTAGAAATCACTTCTATCAAGGGTAATTATTACAAAGTTCCTTCTATGATTAAGAAAAACATTTGGGCTTATACTGCTGCATTTATTGACTCAGATGGTTATATTACTCTTGACCGCAATATGAATCCAAGAGTAGGATTAGTAGCAACAGGAACAAGGGGTCGTGCATTCATGGAAGAAATGCATAAGTCTCTTGGTTTTGGTCGTATGCACTTAGACCAAAAATCTCCACAGGCCACTCGATTAATTAACAGGTTAAACTTTTATTCTCAAGATGACGTAACAAAATTATTGACAAAGTGTTTGCCTCATTTTAGATTAAAGAAAGGAAACGCTAAATTACTTCTTGAATTGATTCGTATGAAGAAATCTTACAAGAAAGCAGATTGGTATAAAGGCCGTTGTGATGAGATTTTTAAGTTAATGAAATGGGAAAACCATAAAGACCATGTGGGGTTTGATTGGCTAAAAGAAGGCATTTATTTAGATGATATACAAAAATACAAAGATAATTGTAAGATGTCAGTTATGGATGAAATGGAAAACATTGGAACTATTATTAAGGGTTCTTCTAATCCATATTTAAGAGATAGAAAAAATTTAGGTGATAGAGAAGTAGATTTCATTATTTCTACTACTGAAAAACTTTTAAGAAAGAAACCTGAAAATCTTGATGAAACAGGTAATAAAATATTTAAGGAATTAGAAAAAGCACATTTAATGTATAGGTCTGGTCAAAATTATAGTTATGCCATTGGAAGAATGCATAAATATATTAAAGAACACATTAAAAAATATGGAAAAATATAGGAAGTGAAAAAAATGGAATGGCAGGATATTTTAAAGAAAAAGAAAAAGAAGAAATCTACTGTAAATCAGTCTGGAAACTATACAAAACCTGGAATGAGAAAAAGAATTTTTAATAGAATTAAACGAGGAACAAAAGGTGGTGCGGCAGGTCAATGGTCTGCAAGAAAAGCGCAGATGTTGGCTCAGGCGTATAAGAGGGCTGGTGGCGGATATAAAAATTAATTGGCGTAATATTCTTAAAGCCAAATCAAAAAGGCAACAAGACTTATCTACTTGGACTGATGAAGATTGGGGAAGTGCTGAACAACACCGAGCAAAAGCAAAAGGAAAAAAAGCACCATCTAAGACTAAAGGAAGATATATGCCGAAATCAACTTATCAAAGAACAGATAAAAAAACCTTAAGGTATCAAGACGCAAAGAAGAGAAAAGGTCGCAAAAAAGGTATTCAGCATGTTCCAACAGGAAAGAAGTTTAGTCAAAAGTGATTATGATGTGGCAAAAAATCTTAAAGGCTGACCCAAAGAAAGGAACAGGTAAGAAACCAAAAGGTTCAACAAGAAGATTATATACAGATGAAAACCCAAAAGATACTGTTCCTGTAAAGTTTAAAACAGCAAAAGATGTAAGAGGAACATTTGCAAGCGGTTCGTTTAAATCAAAACCACATAAGAGACAATCACAAATAATTAACTTAGTTGAACAAAGAGCAAGAGTGGCGGCTAAAAGAGCAAAAGACCCTGAAACAAAAAAGAGATTAAATGCAGCACATAAGGTAGCCTTAGCAAGAAAAGAATCAAGCAAAAGAAAAACGGAGAGGATGAAGAAATGAAATGGGAAGAAATACTAAAACAAGATGTTAGCGAATTAGAAAAGATTGCTAAAGAGTTAGATAAAGCAATTGCTATGCATACTAGCCAAGCGAAAAGGATTCGTGAATATGTTAAAAAAATAAAAGAGAAGTGATAAATAGTGCCAATAACCAAAAAGAAGGACGGCTTTTATTGGGGTTCAAAAGGCCCATTTAAAACAAGAAAGAAAGCGGTTCAAGTTGCACAGGCGGCTTATGCTAGTGGTTATGTTAAAAAAAGTTGGTTTGATATTCTTAAAAAAAGAACTTGGCAAGGAAAGTTATCAAAGGATAAAAGTAAAATTTTACAAAGGAGTCCTAAAATAAAGTTAGATATTCCAAAAATGAGTTATCCAAAAGAGGAAACAGAAATACCTGCTATATTAAAGGTTATGAAAAAAAAGAAACTTACACCAAAACAAATGAAAGATTCTGACTTAAAACCAGAAATAGAAATGTTTAAAATAGTTGATGCAAATAAAAAAGATTATGAAGATTTTATGAAGGACATAAACTATTATGCCATCTCTTTAAAAATGAAATATCAAAGACCACGACCTCACGAAATTTCAGATAAAATTCAAACAACAAAAACAAAAACAGATGATACTCCTGCATTTCCAAGTGGACACTCAATGTTGGCTCATGGATTAGAAAAAGTATTAGGAAAGAAATACCCAAACAAAAGGAAAGAACTTAAAGAAATGGCAGATAGGATTTCTTTATCAAGAATGCAAATGGGAAGTCATTATCCAAGTGATATTCAAGCAGGAAAAAAATTAGGCTATATGATAGGTGATAAGTATGACTAACTGGCAAAATATATTAAAAAAACCATTTAAGGAAGACCCTGATGAAATGACTGATTTTATGAATATCAGTCCTAGAATGAAAATGGCAAAATTAGAGCGTCAAATTCTTAGAGAGATAGAGAAGGAAGGCGGAGCATTGGGAATGAAAAACCTAAAGCAATTCGGCAAAGAATCAAAAATCAAACAAGCCCTATCTAAGTTAAGAAAGGAAGGTAAAATCTTTATGCACGAAGATGGAGATATTTATACTCATAAACCAGAAGATATTGAAAAATTTGGACTTCAATTTCAAGATGATAATGTAAAATTTGCATATAATCAAGCCTTTAAACAGTATGGAAAAAGACTTAAGAATGAAATGAAACGGGTTTATAAATTTAATAATAGACCAATAACTCAACAAGACCTTGACCAAGCAAAAAGAGCAATTGGTTCACAAGGAGTTTCCTCTCTTCCTTCTATGAGGCAAACTGGAACAAATATGCAAAGAGGGTGATATAATGGAAGAATGGCAAGAAATTCTTAAGAAGAAACCTTTCAAGGGTTATAACAAAAAGATTCACGCAAGAACAGGTGGATTAAGTGCTAAAGGTCGTGCCAAGTTTAAGCGTGAACAAGGTTCTAATTTAAAGCCACCAGTTACTACTAAACCAAGTAAATTAAAAAGAGGCAGCAAAGCAGCAAAAAGGCGTAAATCTTTCTGTGCGAGGTCAAGAGGATTTAAACGAGCCGACGGAACTTATAGTGAAAAAGCAAGAGCCGCCCGAAGAAGGTGGAACTGTTGAAAGTATTAGGAAATCATAATTTTATGTATTGCGGCATATGTTACGCATTTGGAGATAAACCATTTGGATTCTGCAATTTATGTTGGATTGCACATGGCAAACCAAAAGGGATGAGTGAATCAAAATGGCAATGACATGGAAAAAATTAAAAGAAGGTATTCTAAATGATGAATTGCCAAGAGATAGAACTAAATATGTTAGATATTCTAATCTTGCCTCTATCAATCAAAGAATGGTTATTTATTATTTAAAGTTAGGATTTAGAAAACCTGAAAATAGAGCCACCTATTTAAAGGGTATTTTAGATGAAATGCTTCGTTCAAGCAACGAAAGATATGACATAGAGGATAGAGGCCAACCATGACCGAAGCGTTGATAGGCAAGGATAGCGTAGGATTAAAACAGGGGGTGTAATTCATGGTTGAAGAAAAAAGAAGATTTAGTATCACTAACTTGTTTAGGAGACAAACTCCTAAACCTGCCGATAGAAAAGTCTACAATATGGGTATTCAGGAAAGAGAAACCAATCACATGATGACTGGCCCAATTATCTATAATATTGTTAATCAATCAGTTATTGCGAGAACTTGTATTACTCAGTTAAAACAAGAAGTATTCAGAAGAGGTTATGTTTGGGAAAAGGCATATGAAGCAAGATGTAATAATTGTGGTAAAGAACATAAAAGACCAGTCCAAGAATGTTCAAGGTGTGAATCTTCTGATTTAAAAATTCCTGATGTTAAACAATTAGAATACGCTGAGAAATTCATTGAAGGTTATGTAAATAAATCTGAACAATTATTTATTGATGTATTGCAGGAACTTGAAGATGATTTAAACATTATGGATGATGCTTACATCGTTCTTGTTAAAGAGTATTTTATTGATGGCAATGGTAAAATTAGAATGCACCGCATTAAAGAAGTTTATCGGGGCGACCCAGTTACTATGTTTATTTATAGTGATGAAAATGGACAAAGAGGAACGAAAGGATTTACCTGTGTAAATCATCGTGGTGTTATTCATAAAGACCCGCATGAAAAATGTGAAGTTTGCGGTAGTAGTCTATTTCCTGTTCATTATGTTAATAGAGTAAAAGGAGATGACCAACACTTTTTGAAAGGAGAAGTGTTGCACTTTAGTAAATATAGTCCTTCTCGTCTTTATGGTATGTCTCCAGTTATTACTTTGTTTAATAATATTATGACTCTTATTGCTATGGAGAACTATGTTAATCAATCATATACTAAGAGTAGAATGCCGAGAGGGTTACTTGCAGTTCAAACCAGAAATATGGATTCAATGCGTTCCTTTTGGCGTTCAGTAAAAGAAAAAATGGAGGCAGACCCGCACTTTATTCCTGTTATGGGAATTGAAGCCGAAGGAGGAAAAGGTGCGGTTGAATGGATTAAATTCATGGACAGTCTCAAAGAGATGGATTATGTGTCTGTTAAGGATGATTTGAGAGATAGAATCTCAGCATTTTATGGTGTAAGCAAGGTATTCATGGCTGATAATACCACAAGCGGTGGATTAAACAATGAAGGTATGCAAATTCTTGTTACAAATAGAGCCGTTCAAAAGGCACAGACTGTCTATAATAATTATGTTTTCCCATTCCTTGTAAAACAATTTGGTATTACAGATTGGAATTTAAAACTACCACCAAGCGAAGAGGAGGATGAAATCGCAGTTCTTCGTAAGCGTGAGATTGAAGTCAATATCGCTGCATCAACAAAAAATTTAGGATTTGAAGTTGATATGGATGAAGATGGTCAATTTACGTTTAAAAAACCTGAACCCGAAGAAAAACCTGAAGGACAGGGAGAAGAAGAAAAAACGGAAACTGACCCCTATGCAGGAACAAACATTGATGCTTCGCAAATGGGTCAAATGCAGGAACAGGCTTTACAGGGTGGAAGTAAGCCACAGGAGAACCCTGCGACCACAAGAAATAAACCCTCCATGAGCGTAGCCCCCGATAAGAGGATGTCGGGATTGCCATTAGATGCTGGAAATCAAAATAACGACAGAAGAACAGAAAGGAGAGTTGGTTAAGATGAATTGGAGAGAATTAATTAGTAAAAGAAAACAAATTAGAGATAAATCTCGACAAAAGCCACAAACAAGAATGTCTGGTGGAAAGCCCAGCATAACTCCCGTAGGAAGAACAGATGACCCTTCATTTGATTCTATGTTTGGAGAAAGATTGGATAATTTGGCTGAAATGACAAGAGAAGATTTAGTAGATGCTATTACAGAAAAAATTTATAGAATGTCAAAAGAAGAACTTATTGAAATTTTAGAAAGAACACAAGGAAATTTAATGGAGGCGAAAATATGAGTGAAGATTTAAACCAAAAGCAAAGAAGATTAACAAAAGAACTAGCCCAAGTAAAGGCTTTAACTGCACAACAGAACAATAAAGTAAAGAAGAACCGTGATATGTCTGTCGGATTACCACCAGATACTTCTCATAAGGCTATGCCTTCTTCGGCAGATAATCCTGATGTTATTCTATTACCCTCTAAGAAAAGAGGAAAGAAAGAAAATATTCCCTTTTGAGGTGATTAAATGTTTTATGAATTAGCCAAAGATAAGTCGTTGATAAGTGTTTTAAGAAAGGCTAATTTAGATGAAGAGACCTCTTTATTAGTTAATGAGGGGGCTAATGTTTCTTTAATTAAGGATTCATTAGTAAATAATCTTACTTCTCAAAACATGATTGAATATCGTAGATACATTAAGATTGCTAAGAATGAAGAAGAGGAAGAAGAAAGAAGGGCTGAAGAACAAAGGGCTGATGAACAATCAAGTCTTGAAGAAGGCGAATCTGATTTAACAACTGAAGAAGAAATCTATTCTGATGAAGCAGGAAGACAAGCGAGATTAGAAGAGGAAGCCTATGGTTCAAGAATTGATAGGCAATCTGAAGAAAAAGATGCTTATAAAGAATTATCTTTATTAGATTATCAAAAAGATATTCTTTTAGATATCGCTGAAAAAGCAAATGTTCAAGTTATTGAAAAGAGAATAAGAAATAAAACGAGAAAAGTCACCGTAGTTAGAGGGGCTATGAAAGAGTATCTTAAATTGGGTTCTTCTGCTGCTACTGGTAAATTACTTTCTACTTTAACACTAATTAAGAAAGACCCTGATTACTTAAATAATAAGTATGGAAAACTTTTAGTTGATGGGATTTTGACTGGTAAAAAATATAATATAAGTAGAACCCAAAGAGAAGAAGAAAGAACAGGAAAAGATATTGATGTTAATAGAATAGATAGAATGCTTAAAAGTATTTTAGATTTAACATATGAAGTTGAAGGAAAAGAACCAATTGATTTCTTAAAGGTCTTTGAAATATTATATACTCAAAAAGACCCATATGGAAGAAAACCAAGAGCACTTGTTGATAGGCCAAGAGTCAAAAGAGAAAGACTACTCATGATGGAAAGAGCCAAAAAGAAAAATGTTGATTTAGGCGTGAATACTCAGTATGAAAGAGCGTTAAGAAAGGTTGAGGCTGTTCAAACTAATAATAGACAGATTATGACAACTAGAGTATTTCTTGAAAACAAAATCAAACAATTAGAAGAAATCCTTAAAGATAAAGATAAAATTGTTTCTAGAAAAATTAGTAAATTAAATGCTTCGCTTAAAAGAGTCATATCTTCGGGAAGAGTTAAGGATATTCAGGCTTTAACTAATACTTTTAATGATATTAACCAAAATAGAGAAAAATATGTAAGTGAAGCCACTCAAGAATTAGAAAGAGAGATTGCTCAAGAAAGAAGAAAACTTGAGCGATTAAAGACAGACCTCGATGCTTTTGACCAAGATGAAAATGTTAAAGAACTCGGAAAGTTTTTGGGAATGTTTAGAGAATTAGAGCCTTCTACTCCTGTTAAGAAAAAATTGACAAAAGGCATTAATTTGTTGTCTTATCTAAGGAGATATTCTAATCAAATGGCTAAAATTACCCGTGAATCAGAAGGGGAAATCACTCAAGGTTTTACTGAATTTATGATGGAAAATCCTGATGTTAGGGTAGTGGACGGTGTTTTTGAAGGATTCCCCACTCTTAATGCTGCTAAAATGACTGAATTTGAAGAAGCATCTGAAAAGTATCAAGAAAGGTCAAATGCATTAGGAGGCATTATTGAAGAATTAAAGAGTCTTGCTAGCGGAGAGGAAGAATAATGACATGGGATTACTATGGAGAGGGAGAAGATTTTATTCTCAAAGAAGAGAAAAAAAGACCTAAGAAACTTCTTGATTCGTTAGATGCTAAAGGAAGAAAGAAGTTAAAGAAAACACTTCAAGCGGCTGAACCAACAGAATTTTTTGGTCAAGACTTTACTAAACTGGGTGAATTAATTTCTACTCTTAAAGAATTAGAATTGGTTAAATCAGATAAGAAGTTAAACAAGAAAATGAAGTCAATGGATGAAAGGAACATTGATATAGTGGCCACTGCTACCAAACTTCGTAAAGAGTATGAACTTCTTTATAGGCAATTAAGAGATTTAGTCCATCCAAGAGGAAAGAAGGAGGAAAAGAGATGACAGAAGAAAGTATTAACAAAGATGTATTAGAAATCATTAAGGCTTTAACTGCTAAGGTTGAAGCATTAGAAAAGACCATTTATGCAAAAGATAGTCTTCTAATGAAAGCAGGTTTGGTTATTTCTGAAAGTCCTACTCCTGCTATGGATAATACCGTTGGCGGTATTGATTCATTACCTACTACTGATGTTTCAAGTATGGATTGGTCTGAAATTCATAAGATGGTTTCAAAGATGGAGTGATTTAAATGCCTGAGAGAGTTACAAGAGAAGAAAGAAAAATTAGTCTTATGATTGAAAAAGCGAGAGATGCAAAGGAAATACTTTATCAATCGCTGATGGATAATAATAGAAATCCTATGGATGATGAATCAGAAGCGTTTAAATTAAAGCGACCAAAGGCTGAAAATTATAACTACAAGGCCGAATCAAACGATGGCCCCGATACTTTTCATGCTTATGCAGGAGAAATCACAAAGATGGTAAAGTTATTAAAGAACATTTTACCTGAAGATTATGAAACAAATCCTTTCTTAGATGATGAGAAAAGAGTTAAGTTAATTAGTCAAATTGATGGTCTTTCCACCATGCTTTCTGGTATGGCTAAGCAGATTAAAGAGGCAAAGATTAGCGAACAACCTGCAATTATGGATAAGATGGTTGAAATTAATCAAAAGTTAGCGGCTCTTGAAAAAGAATTATCCGAAGTTCCCGAACAAACTAAGTTTTATGATTCAGAATATTCGGGAGAAACATTAGACCCTGAATACGAAAGAAATAGATGATTCGTATGAAATTGGCTTCTATTGAGAAGGATAAGCAACCTTCCCAAGAAATTCTTCGTCTATTTGAAAAGACAAGAGTAGCCTATTTATCTGCTATTCACGACCCAACAGAATATTCGGGTCGTTGGCGTAAAGCCGTAGATATGATTACTGAATCATATGAAGAATCAGATGCCGCAGGAAAAGAAATGCGAAACTTTATTGATGAGAAGGATTTAGAAGATAAGGACACAAAAGACCCTACTTCAAGACAAGCGAAAGAACTGTATGAAAAAATAAAATTGCTTCGCTATTCGTCGCCTATTGTCGCTGACCCATTCGCATCTATGTTCAAGGATAATGTCCTTGAAGAATTATTGGATAATCCAGAAAGCATGGTTAAATTTGTGCATTATGCTTTAAGGGATGACAATAAAGCCCTATCTGATGACATTTACAGCGTTAAAGGGATGCAACCCGACACGATTACGGAGGGTCTTAAGGGTCTTGACTTAGAATCGGATGATATTGCCCTCTATATTATTGAGCATTACGGGGATGGAAAAGACTCAAAGAAGGTCGAATCCAAAGTAAAGGCTGCTATGGATATGTTAGAACTAATTTTCTTTTCTAAGAATGAAAAGAAGGATTGGGAAGAATTGAAAGATATTGAGGGAGTAGAGAAGTCTGTTCCTAATGATGAGAAAAAATCTATCTCTCAATTTATTGTTCCTAATAAACCAATGTATAGAATTTTTGAAGTTAAGGACATTGAGGAATTAAAAGGCTTTAGTGGCAATTGGTATGTTCAAGAAAAGTATGATGGCATGAGAGTACAATTACATAAAATAGATAATAAGGTTACTATTTATTCTTATAACGGTAAAGACATTTCTAGTAAATGTAAAGAACAGGTTGATGAATTAAAAAAGAAAGAATACGGTGATTGTATTTTCGATGGAGAATTAGTTCTCTTTGACGGAGATGAACCTCTCCATAGAGCAGATACTATCGCTCATGTATTCAAAGATAAATATAAAGAGGCTAAATTAAAGTGCCATGTTTTTGATATTATTAGGCATGAAGCACAAACATTAGCAGATGAAGAATTAGAAAATAGAATGACAATTTTATTCAACAACTATTCTTCTAAATCAGGAGAAGCAATTGCTTATCCATCAAAGAAAGATACTCGCCAAGCAGATAACTTAAAGGATATTGAAAAATATGCTGAAGAAATGATGGAAATTCCTACATCTGAAGGAGTAGTTATCAAAGACTCTACTTCAACATATTATATTGGAACAAAGAAAAATCCTAAATGGATTAAGTTAAAGAAGTTTGTTGATTTAGATGTTATTGTTTTAGATAAGAAAAAGACAAAAAGTAATCTTTATTCTTATACTGTTGGAGTTGGGCCAGTTGATGAAGAAATGACTGGTGCTGTTGAAATAAATAAGAGGCATTATTTGAATGTAGGCAAAGCATTGAATACAAAAATCGCAGTTGATATTGGGGAAATTATCCGAGTAAAGGTTGATGAAGTCAAAAAGAAAGGAGAAGGGTTTAGTTTATTCTCAGCGAAACCTATTGAGATACCTGAAGTAGAACACCCTGATAAATTAGTCACATTAGAATTACTTTCTCAAGACACCAAGAAGTCTTTAAATTATGATGTTGAGGCATTTACAAAAGGTGTTAAAATAACAGACCATATTCATGGAGAAGCCAATGTAATTATCAAATATGATTTAGATGGCTTTACTATTTATGGATATGAAAAAGATAATTTAATGTCTAAGAATGCCACAATGGACTTAGATATGTGGAAGCAACAAGCGATTGATATTATGAAGTCCAAGCAAAGTGATTTGACTGTGGCTTCCTTCCAATACTTAAAAATGAGTGGAGATAAAACTCCTAAAGAACTACATAACTTTTTGGTGAAAGAACATAAAGATTTATACGAAGATGTTCTTGAATCTGATGTAAAGAAGTTAAAGAAGTGGATAATTCTTAGAGATGGCATTAGTGAAAAAGAAGGAAAAATTTCTGCTGATGATGATAAAATTATGCAGGAAGAAGAAATCATGAAAGAAGATATTAAAGCGGTTGAAGGAGAATATAAAACACCTCCCGAATTAAGAGAAGGTGAATTTAAATTATACGCTAGAGAAGATGATAATTTAACTTTAGCAATTAAACTAAAGACAGAAAATATGTTCTGGACAATTGATATTGAGAATGAAGAAGAATTGTTTGATTTATTCGGGGCTGCTGGTAAATATCCAGCAGAAGTAGCAAAGACTGTAACTAAAGGAAAGGTCGTTGATTCTGGTAAAATAAAATTAGGTATTCAAAGAGATGGCTACCATGAATATTTCTTAGAAGGCAACAAGTTTGAAACTAAAATGCATTATAGAGTCTTAGATGTAGATGGACAAAAAATGTGGCTTGCATGGACTGGATATAAACAAACTCCTGCTGATAAGGAAGGGGATGAAGGAAAGTGGAATATTTATGAAGATAGGTATAACAAATTACCCCTTCCTACTGAAGAATAGGTTGTTCTTTATATACTCGTTAATGGTTAGTTGGGGTTGAGAAGAATGTCTTCTGCGGTGATGCGAAACAACACTTCGGATTTCAAAATTCTCAAGAGCCAAGACGATTTAATGATTGGAGGATATGCAAGCATTGAAATCGTTGATAAGCAAAATGATTTAATCACATTAAAAGCCCTTAAAGAAGCGGTTAATAAATACATGGAGAACCCGAAGTTTAGAAATGTAATGACAAATCATTCAAATGTTCAAGTCGGAGAAGTAGTAGAATCATACCGAGATAAAACAGGGAGATTGTTTAAAACAGAAGTAGATGATGTTGGATTCTTCGTAGTTATTAAATTAAGAGACGATATAGAAAAGGCCAAAGAAATTAATCGTGGCATTAGAAAAGGTTCATTAAGAAGTTTCAGTATTGGAGGACAGGCTTTAGAAAAGGTAAAGAAAACCAATAACGAATTTGGGCAATACAACGAAATTTCAAAGTTAGAATTACATGAAGTCACTATTTGTGAAAAAGGAATTAATCCAGAAGCAAAGTTTGACATATTAAAGCAAGAAAAAACAAAAAAGGTGAAAAAAATGACCAAAATAGAAAAAGCATTAGCAGAACTTGACGCTCTTATGGAAGAAGTCAATATGCTAAGAAAAGAAGAAGAAGAAAGCATGGACATGACGGACGACAAAGATAAAATGATGTCTGAAAAGTTGATGGATGAAAAAATGAAGGATGAAGAAAAGATGATGCCCGATAAAGACAAAATGATGTCTGAAAAGATGAAGGATGAGGAAATGATGGATGACGAAGAGAGAAAAGCCTATGTTCCTACCCTTGATGGTGCGGGTGTTGAAATCGGTGAACCTGCCGATAGAATCGTTATTGAAGGAGGCCGACCAAAGGCTACTGATTTACCAGTAGTTAAGGCATTTAACAACGATGAACTTGAAACCCTTGATTTGTCTGTTGGAAACATTGAGAAGGCTTATGAGGCTTTCCGACAAGAACAACTTGAAAAGTTGGCTTACGATAACCTTCAAAAGCAATTTGAGGCTCGCTTTAACGCTGAAACTTCTCAAAGAGAAGACGTTCTCGCAAAGTCGCAATATGATGCACAAAGCGAAATTGCTTCTCTTAAGAATGAATTTGCTTCCCTCCGAAAGTCTTTGACGACTGAGAAGGAAACAATTCTAAAGGCTCAAGAAGAAGCCACTATCAAACTCCCTACAATGGATGAATTAGCCGAAATGGATTGGGCTGACATTCATAAGATGGTTGGAGGAAACCTTTGAGGTGATTTAAGATGGTTGGATATATTAACACAATTGCAGATTTAGAAGCACAAACATACGGAACGGGCGCAACTGGGCATATTAGCAACCAGTTGCTTAAAGCGGCAGGAACCGTTAGTGGCATTCATGTCGCTCACGATGGCGCATTAAGCGACCCAACAGGTATTAACGCAAATCTTTACAACAAGATTTACGGCCAAAAGGTATGGTCTATGTTAAACCGAGAATGCAACGCATTGTCTGTTATCGCAAAGCGACCATATTCTTCAAGTGGCTGGAGAATTTTGAAGAAAAGACCCGCAGGTGGAGCAGGAAACTTCTTGGACATTTCTGCCGCTTCCAACACAACTCTCAATACTGCGCTTTATGGTGCTGATTCTTTGAGAGCAGACCGAATCGGTGGTGTTCCTGAAAATGCTTCATTAGATTCTGATTCAGACGGTCTTCAATCAATTGCTCCCGAATACGATGTTCTCTTTACGAGTCCAAAGATTATTGCTCATCAATTCTCTTTCAGCGAATTGGCTATGGAAATGGCTCAAATTGACGATGGTATCGGTGATATTAGAGCGCAATTGAGAGAAGATATGGGCAAGCACCACGCAGAAGTTCAAAACACCATGCTTGTTATGCCATTGGAGAACTATTCTCCAACTACGGCCTATAACACGGCAAACGCAATTGATAGAGGATATACTTCTCTTTTCAAGATTGTAAGCAACTCGGCTGAAATAACTGAGTTGGCTGACAATTCTGGTGGAAACCTTGTTGATTCTGCTAGTGACCAACAAATTGACACTCTTTACGGAAAACTCCGAAGTGCGTCTGGAAACGAGTATTTAGATGCAGAAGTTTCTTTTGGTGATGGCTACCTTTCAGCAGAAGCACGACAATTGACCTTAACGGTTATTAACGATATGCTCCGAAGACTCCGTGTTGCAGGTGGTTCTCCAAAGGTTATCCTTACTGGATATGATACCCTTCAAACGCTTTCTGACTTATTACAAGCCCAAGAGCGATTCATGGATAGAAAGGAAATTGTTCCTACTGTTAATGGTGTTCGTGGTGTTAAAGGTCAAGAAGTCGGATTCCGTGTTTCTACCTACTACGACATTCCTTTGATTCCTGTTGCTGCTATGCCTTCAACTGGAAACAATTCAAGTTTGATTAGCGATATGCTTTTCCTTGATACTGACCATTTGTGGCTATCTGTTATGAAGCCTACACAATACTTTGAAGATGGTATCAGCAACGGAAACCCATTCGGTGTTGGTAATCTTGGAAACAAGGCTCTTTATCGCACAATGGGTGAAACTGGTTGTTCTTACTTCAAGGGTCAAGGAAAGATTACCAATCTCCTTTGAGGTGATTTAATTGACAGAAGAAGTTTTTACGGTGAGTCTGTTAGCAGACCATAAGGGTTTTACCAAACCGAGAGCAAATGGCGATGAATACATGGTTGATGCTCTACTTGATGTTTCAACCTATGATGCTTCTGGTGTTGTTCTTAATGCAAGTAATTTCGGATTAAAAACAATTACTGCGGTTTCTCATACTGGAACTAGCAATGTAAAGTTTTATCCAACCTTTGTGATTTCAGGAACAGATGGAAGTTATACTAGCGCAACATCATTTACAATGCTAATTGTTGATGCTTTACAGGCTACTCCTGCTGAAGTTGCAGATGGTGGAACACATAGCGGAATGCAATTTAGATTGAGAGTATTTGGAAACCTTTGAGGTGTTTTAATTGGCAACAATTAAACTAACCAAAGGCTCAAGGGCAAAAACGCTCTTAGTCAATGGAGAGTTATTGGCAAGGGATATTTCTTTAGATGTTCCTGTCCAAGACGCTTTACGATATTTGGGCGATAATTGTCTTGATATTTCTTTTGCTGAAAGTGAAAGAAAAGAATTGAAGCAAATCGACCCTTCTGTTTTAACTCGATTAGGAAAGGCTTTAGGCAGGGATTTAGATACACATGATAAACTGTGTGCATATCTTCTTCCCGCTAAGGCTAAATCTAAGAAAAGCCCTGCTAAGAGCAAAAAGTCGTCTTTGACTGAATAATCTTAGCGATAGGGTTAAGAGGGTGATGCCTCATAGACAGTTTGAGCGAGAGTGATGAATCATGCCAAGTTGCAGAAGTAGCGGAGTATTAACAGCCAGTTCAGTAGTTTTTAGTGGTCAATGTAAATTAATTAGCATTCATGCTCAATATACTGGAACAACAGGAATAACTACTGTTAAGGTATTTGATAATACTGCGGCAAGTGGTAAAGAATTAGCAAGAATAATTCTTCAAGCCCCCAATCCAGCCGACCCAACGCTTTATAACAGTTCAACATTTGAATTTGATATGCATGGTGTAATTGCTTCTAATGGATTATTTTTAGAAATATCCACAGGTGCGGGAACAGGTGCGGCAGTTTCAGTTGAGTTCGCTTGAGGTGATTATATGGCAGCATTAAGTCAAGATACTCGTCTAATTATGACAATTCTATTTGTCGGTGCATTAAGCGGAACAAATGTTTGGGCATATGCAGCATTTGGAATGAATTTCCCATATGGCCCATTAGCCCATTCTGTTCTATTTGGTTTAGGAACAATTGGTGCAATTATGGTTATGAAAGCAATCTTTGATTTATCACTCAATGATAGAATAGAACTTTGGCTCTTAGACCGTAAAATTGCGGCATACTGGGAAAGAAAGGCTAGGGATGAACAACAAAAACAAAAGATGCGTGAAAGTGCAAAACAATATAATACTACCTTTTATCAACCTGTTCAGCAAGAAGAAGAGAATAGCGTTGGTAATGAGTTCTTAGCCGCACTTCAATAGGCGGTGAAAGAATGGTCTTTGGCGACATAATGGGCTTTTCTGATTCAGACTACGCTTACAATCAGCAAAGAGCGCATTCTGCTGACATCTTTTTTTTGAAGATGCGAATGCTTTTTTGGGGTTCATGTGCCTGTCTTTCAGGTTTTCTTGTTGGAAACATTTTAGGTGTTTTTGATATTAATGTCATGGGTTGGCTTTTTGATACTCTCCTTAACGGGTGGGGGCATTAATGTCATTAATGACAGGATTTGCTATTCTTGTCGGTGAAGCAATTATAGGATTCTACAAAAAGGTTCACGCCATTAATTTTGGAGTTTATGGGGCAACAATGGTTGGTAAAACAACATTAAGTCATCAGTTAAGAACGAGAGGAGAAGTGCCACAAATTAACGAAAGAACTGTTGGGCGACATAGAGCAACGAGAAAAAATGTTAAAATAGACGGTAATTCTCATACAGTAAGAAGTGCAGATATTGGTGGAGAAGCAATTTACTGGAAAGAATGGGAAAAAGACATGCAAAACCGAAGAGTAAAATACGTTGTTTTTATGATTGACCACCGACATTTAGATAATGAAATTAACTTAGACCACCAATTAGCATGGAAATTTTTAGTCGATTCAATAATTTCAAACAGATGGTCGAATGGAAAAAAGAAAAGAGAATCTGATTATCCAATCGCAATAGGTATTTGGGCAAATAAATATGACATTTGGGGGAAAAAATACCCGTTAGCAGAAGGCCAAGAAATAGATAAACATGAGATTTTTGAACCATTTAAATACGGTATGAGAAAGTTAAACGATAAAGGAATACCATGTTTCAAATATATTGTATCTGCAAAGTCTGACCCCGAAATGGTTTATAGAGGAATTACTACAATGATAAAGGACTACTGATTATTATGTATCAAAATAATATTATAGGACAAACTGCACCACAACAATTTAATCCTTCTCTTTCGCCACTTAAACAGGCAAGAGCAAGCGGTGTTGTGCAAGAATACAAGTTTATTTCATACAAACCTAAGGCTCAATTAAAAGAACTTAAATTGGTTCTAAAAGCAGAACCAAAGAAGTTTTTAGGTATTAAGTATGGAAAAAAGTTTAATCTTAAAGATAGGTGTGTTGTCTGCGGTTTTCATCATGTTTGGGAACAAGGAGATTATATGCGTCCACCTATGCCTTTAGATGGTGTAGTCAAAGGACGACCACTAATGGGAACTTATTGTCCTAAGCATGCTTCTATTTACGTTCAATTAGAAATGCTACAACAACAGATACTTGCTGATAAGCACGGTTTAGAATTTAGTGCCTTCAAACCACGAATGCCTAAAATTCTTAAAGGTGGGCCAATTAAGACTTTAAGCAAAGAAGATGTTATGAGCCTTACATCAGCAGGATGGTTTATAACCCCACCCGCATTAGGAGATTCAAAGACGGCAACGGATGAAGTCATTCGTTTGATTACAGAAATAAATATTATGACGGAAAGACTCAATCATTTAATGCTTAAGCACAATGTTCAAGCACAAAATGAATTACCGCAAGAAGAAGCAAAGGAAGAAGTAGTTAAGGAGGCATAAATATGGTATTTGGAACAAGCAATAAAACAGTTTTAGGAGCAGTTCAGCAACAATCAGACGCACAATTTAAGACAGTAAATAACTTATTATCTTTACAGGAAAATCACGTTGAAGAGTTCTTTCAATATCATGGAGAACAATTCTTGGTTGCTCTTGAAAAGTTAATGGAAGATGTTGTTGAACGAGTAGTTTCTCAAATGCTAGGTAAATTAGCATTTAGTCAAAATGGAAACATCATTTCTGTAAATCCTGATGCTATGAGAGAATATGAAAGAATTACTCAAGAAAATATTGATTTAGATATTCAAAAGTTATTGCAATCGGCTATCAATAGTGAAGTTATTATGCAAAGAAAGATGGCCAAACAACAATATCTCGAATCTCAAGGTTTTGGTGGTGGTAATGGAATACAACAAATTACGCAGCCAACCGCAGCATCAGCAATTGCAGGAATTACTGGCAATCAGCAACAATATGCTCAAATGCAGGGTGCTATGAATAATGGTTCAGGCTATCCTGTTCCTCCATCGGGAACAGATGGATATGGCCGTCCTTACTGGATTGATGCTCAAGGACAAATGAGTTATGAACCACCTACAAGTGGTTTGGGATTAGGTTCAGCAATTCAAAAAGGTGCTGCTTGGGCAAAATGGCTCATGTGAGGTGAAATAAGTGGTTAATTTCAATTGGGGTAAGCAGACTCTTAGTTTGCCCCGTTCAGCGTCTTTTATTGAAACGCAGATGAAAAACTACATTCTTGACGGTAATAAAGAATTTCGTCGTAGAGTGAGAAAAGCAAAAGAAAGCGTTGAAGATAGTGAGCCAAATAGTGCTGCATTAAAGAGTGAATTAACCAAAATCTTAGAAAAAGTTCTTGATGAACCTTTAAAGCCAATCTTAGAAAGAGATACTGATTCATGGAAAATATTTTCTCGTAAGAGAGATAAAAGTCCTAATGAAGCAAATCTTTCTTTTATTGAAGATAAAAAAGTTGGAGATATTACTAGTGGAAAAGTTATTGGCAGATTAAGAGGAACGGATGTTTCTTTTATTCGTGGTGGTAAAACCAAACTACCTGACTTTGATTTTGATGATTTTTTTTCAGCATATGGAAAAGAACCCCAAATTGCCTTTGAACTTCTTTTTAGAGAACACGCAAGATATAATGATAGATTTAATTATTCTCACCAACCTGCCCGAAGTGGCCTTAAAGGACACATTGAGGCTAAGTTTCCTGCATTTGATTACGGTGATTTAGAAAAAGTAAAGGCTGATTTTATCTTAGAAACAACAGGTCAAGAAGCAGGTTATAGACCGAGCAATACAAAAATAAATATTGCAAAGGAAGTAATTGATTACTCTTTTAATATTCCTGAATCTGTTTTACAAAAATTAGATATAGAATCTGCACAAGATAACTATGTTACTGAAGCCATAATAAATGAAGATGGTGAATTTGAATCCGTTGGTGAAAAGATTCCGATTTCAGATGATACTGACGATGAAATAAACAACTATGTTGTTCAAGCCGCAACAGACAGTTTAGATAGAACCGATGAAATGAGAGATGAAGATATTATTCAAATCGGAGATAAATATTATACATATCAATTTACTCCTCAAGGTGAATCAGACAAACAAGCCTATCTTAAATTTGAAGGAGATGGAGCAGGAACAATTGAAGGCTTCTTTAAAGATGAAGCAGTTAAAAATATTATTATGAGAATACTTAGACCATTTTTAGTTATTCCTGATGAAGTTTATTCTTTTAAGGTCATTGGAAATATTAGAACCAAAAAGAAAACTGCGCCAACATATAGAGAGTTTGCTACTGAAGCAGCAGAAGATTTACGAGTAATGGATGTAGAAACAGGAAAAGAAGGAAAACCATTAACTCAATCTATGATTGATGAGCAATCTAAAAGAGCATTTAGTCATAAGACAGAAAAAGATGAGGATGGAAACCCAGTTTTTATTTCTGAAAAAGAATATGCTAAATTACCAAAAGAAGAAAAAGAAAACTATAAGTCTGAAATTAGGTATTATGAGATTAGTGAAGGTGGAGTTAAAAGCACAAAAGATTCTGCTGAATTTGGTGAAGAAGAGGTAATGGCCGAAACTGTTCGTGCAGAAGACCTTAAAGATGCTTTTAGAGAAGCATACGTCGAATTAACATTTGAAGCGACTAAGCATGGTGAATATAACCTAAGCGGTTCTCGTTCAAGACAAAACAGAAGTATGGTTACTTACACAAATAAACTCAAAAAGAATGTAAGAAAATTAAAGAGAATGATTGGTGTCTAAAATGGGTCAAACAATCTCGCCAAGCGATTTTACAGAAATTAATCCTGATTATTCTCAAGGTCGGGGATTCTATACAAATGCTACCGAAGTTGCCAACTTACTTCAAGTTCCTGCCTTTTCAGTCTCAACATTCCCCACATTGGCCCAAGTTGGTTCAATTATCAAAAGGGTGGAAGGAATCGTTGATGACAAGGTAAAGCGGTCATACCGACCAATTATCACAAAGGATGAACACCATAACTTTGAATTTTCTCACCTGCCACACAAGGCATATTACGGTGGTCATGTTGGTTTTGTTCAATTAGCAAAAATGAAAGTAAGAAAGATTGTTTCTTTACTTTTGTGGCAAGGTAGCCAGTATATTGAAATTGCGTCGGCTCAAGCCAAAATCACTTTACTTGAGAATTTTAGAGACTTGCATTCCATTATTTTACAATTACCAAACAACGGTGTATCTTTTGAGATGATTGCTGAAAACAATTTAACTGATTTAGCAAACGATGAGTTCAATAATACCTTTGGTATCAAAACAACCAACGAAGAAATCATCTCTTTGGTGAACGAATCTTTTCCTTCAATGTCTCAATTTACTGGTGCAACTGCACCGAAAAGCCTCACTCAATCTAATTTATCCATTTCTGACTTTTTCTATGCCGCCAAGAACAAGAATAATGGCAAGCAAATTCTCTTCTCATCCCTACTTTCGGGGGATGATGGGGCAGATTGCGTCATCAAGGCTACCATAAAACAGTCATGTACGACTGTAAATGCATCAACGGCTCTTACTGTTTCTGATTCATCTAAATTAGCCGTAGGTATGACTGTTAGTGGAACAGGTATTACAGGAACAATTACTATCGCTTCAATTACTGATGCAACAAATGTGGTGTTAAGTGGAACAGCATCGGGAAGCGGAACAAATACTTTAACATTTACAACTACGGAACAAATTCCAACTGTTTGCACATTAATAGATTTTACAGACAAAGAAGACTTAAGAAGACTTGGAGACTATTGGACTATCAATGAAGAGGGCCGTATTTTCTTTTTGAAAGATTATCCTTATCATAGAAATAATTCAGTTATTGTTTCATATATTGCTGGTGATAATAGAGTTCCTTCTGCTATTCACGAAGCAACAACAAAATTAGCAGCATCTGAAATTATACGACATGATGACCAAAGTATTCTAATTACAGAATCGGGTGGTAATATTTCTACTAAAGAAAAGTATGATATACTTCGTAAAGAAGCGATGGATATTTTGAAAGGCAAAGGCGATTTAGTTTATTTCTTAGATTAATATGAAATTTAATATTGATACTCGTAAATTTGAGGAACTACTTCAAATCCAAATAGAAAGACAAAAGGCTATGAAAGAACTATCAGAAGTTTTAGGTTATGATATTTCTTTTAGTGATGAAGAAGTTAAAAAATTTGCTATCGAAGAATTTAAGAAATATGTTGAAGGAGGGATTAGCGAGTGGATGAAGTCTCTCTTATCTTAGATTTATTATCAAACAATTGGTCGTCTAATGCTACTGCTCTTGTTAGTGCAGGAGAAATTGATGCTTCTCATGCAGTTACTCCTGATTTTATTGACATTAGAACATTATCTGCAAATAAGGGTGTTCGTGTAGATTTGAGTAGGACACCTGCAACAATTGTTGTGTTTGAAGATTCACAAAACATAGAATATCCAACAATTCACTATGATATAAGAAATGAGACGTATTCATTTACTTTGCATATAAGAGTATTACATGACGAGCGAGGCGGGGCAGATGCCTCACACGGAAAAGATAGGCTAAGGGCTATATACTTGATACTGCGTAGGACGCTTGAGAGCAAACGCAAAGGTTATACTGCAAGTAGCGGAGAAAAATTCAATCAGTTATTTCTTGGTTCAAGAAGCGAATCTAATGATAGAGCCAAGCGTTTATTCGGATATAAAGTAACATTAGAAGCAAAACGATTCGCACAAACAATTCCCTAACGTAAGTAAGTAAGTAAGGAAAAGGGGGAGATAGCATGGCAAATGAAGAAATATTTTTAGGAAGCGGAGCAAGTATTACATTTATACCAGAAAATGATATTTATGTTGGTGGAAAGCATACAAGCGGCTTAGCGTTCAATGGAGGAAGAGGAGAAGTTGATGAAATTAGAGTAGATAGCGATTTTACTTCTTCCTTCCTATTAGTAACTGATTTGTATAAAGGCTGTTTATTGGAATTTTATAACTCCAGTAACGAACTACAATCAGTACATAGAGTTTCTTCAAACACTTTAGATGACATCAAATTTTCTCCCAGTTTAACAGATATTGCCGCAGGTTCATATTTTGTAATCAAATCATATGGTGCGCCTGTTCCTGCCGTTAAGGACGGAACTGGAGGAACAGCCACTAAGAGACTTTTATCTGATGAATGGTTAGGTATTCTTGAAAGTGCTACCTTCCCAACAACAGAAGTTGAAATGAAACAATTAAATCTATCTCTCGGTGGTTCAAGAAACTATACTTACCAATATAAAGGAATTACTTCTTTTAGTGGAGGTAATCTTGCTTTTGTTTCTAATCATGCTGCATGGTTCTATTATTTCTTAGGAAAGTGTGATAAGGTAAATGCTACTGTTGCGGGAGTTGGTGGCGGAACTCCTAGTATCTATGCAGTAGGCGGTGGTGCAGATAATAATAAAATCTTTATTGAAGGAACAGGAGTTTCTGCGGGAACAGGAGTAGATATTGCAGGAGTTAGTGAAACTGGCCCTCTTTTCTTTAGAACAATCGGTAATAAATTTTGTCCTCCACTTGCTCCACATTTGCATACTTTAAATGATATGGTCACATTAACAAGAGCAAGTGGTTCAACAACAATTTCTGACGCAATTACTTACACCTTCAAAGAACAGGATGGTGATTTATTGCCTTCCTTTGCTTTAGAACAAAATCTTTCTAAACTAACTGGCACTAATCAATACAGAACAAATACTGCTTCGCAAGCAGAAGATTTAAATTTTGTAAAGATTGCAAGAGGTTGTCGAGTAAATACTTTGACAATGACCGCTAACGAGAATGAAGAAGTAAAAATGACTCTTGATTTAAGTACCAAAAATGTTCATGACTTAGCACAAGGTGAACGATATGATGCAAGAAGAGGCGTTGATGCTGAAACTTCTTTCTTCAATTATGAAAGCAGCACAAATACTGACCAAATGAGAGAACCATTCTTTTTCTCAGATGGAACATTTAAGGTATTAGGAAATAATTTCTTAAAAATTAATACTTTAACACTAACCATGAACAATAATCTTCAAGACCGAAGATTTTTAGGAATGGGAGGAAAGGACATACAAGAAGCAATTCCTGCACAAAGAACGTATGAAATTTCATTTACAGGCCATGTAACCGATGATGCTCTTTATACTGCTCTTTTGAATGATTCAGAAAATACCACTCAAACTATTGAGTTAATTTTTACTAAATCAAATGGAGAAAGCATCACTTTGAAATTCGATGATTATTTCATTAGTGCAAATAATTTCCCAATTCCAGACGATAAAGGCCCAATTGTTGTTGAAGCAACAGTTATGCCAAGAAACTTAGCAACAGATGGTTGCGTTGTAAAAACTCATTGGGTTTTACAGGGGTGATTAAAATGGTTTCAAGATACGAAAAAAATCTTCAAATTGTAGAAGCATCCAAACCAAAAAAGAAAAAGAAGGCTGAAAAGAAAAAAGAGGTCGAAGAACCCGTAAAATCTAAATTAGCAGAATAATATTCCACCAACACCGTTTGTTTGTTTGTTGGTATAAAAGGTGGATAATATGTTGAACAAAAAGATTGTATCAGATAAAAGTGTGCTTTTTGCACTAAGCGAGCCTACGCTACATTATATTAAAGTAGCACCCGAAAGCGATGAATACCTCAAGGTATGGGTCAAAGAACCCACATGGCTTGAAGTAGATAAAGCCATTAATAGCGTTATGAATATTAACACAAGAACGCAACAAATGGACTTAGACTTGAATGCTATGTTTAAATACATGGTTGAAAATTTCATTACAAAGACCGAACCAAGTCTTTCGGCAATTGATATTCTCAGGTTAAATACTTACGTTGGAAATCAACTCAAAGATATTTTACCAAACCCATTTGAATCTTTATCAGGAGATGAAGAAAAAAACGAAGATTGAGAGGAGCGATGAAAAGTGGTAAAATACAACCACAAGACGTTTCTCTCGTTGTCGTTTATACCATTTCTAAGGCTTTGGCGATTAGCCCCTTAGAAGTATATAAGATGCCAAACAGTTTAGTTAATGATTTGTTAATGATGATAAATATACAAAATGAACTTGAAGCCGAAGAAATGGAGAAGGCAAGAAAAGGAAAGTGATTGCTTTGTCTGATGAATTTCGAGGACTTGCCGAACAAGTTCAAAAAATGAATAAACATTTAGAAGAACAATCTGAAAAATTTGTAACACTTAATGCTCATATAGAACAGCAATCTAAAAAATTCACAACACTTAAAAATAGAGTAGCGGGATATAAAACTGAAATTGAAACATTAGGAAAAAACTATGATGCTGCCCAAGTCGCAGTAGGTCAGTTAAACAAAACTAATACTTCCTTATTAGCAAGTTTTACAGATAGTGCTGATAAAACAGCAAAGATTTTAGAAACATTAAATGAAAGAAGTGAAAAAGAAATAGAAGCAAGGCAAAAATTAGAAGAAAAGTTTACTAAAGACCAAATAGAAATGCAACAAAAGTTGCAGGTTTCTATTGATGCAGTAACAACTGCCATGCAAAATCAAGCACAGACCCAAAATCCTCAAGATGCTGAGGAAATGATTAGAAAAGAAAAGGAACGTGTTGAAGCATTCAAAAAACTTCAAGAAGAATATGGCAAGTTTGTCAAAAAAGAAATTGAAGCAAATGAAAACTTAGATACTCGGAGTAGAATACTTGGAGTTGCAATTGCTAAATATAAAAAAGAAACAGGCGACAGAAAGTTGCCTTTCTTTGAAGGAATGTCATTATACTTAGAAGAAGGCGGAACAAGGGCTGAATATCTCGCTCAGTTTTTAACTTCAACAAGAGAAGAATTAAAGGTATTTGGTGTTGAAGTTGCTTCTGTTAGAAAATTCATGTATGGGTTTTTACCACCTGGAACTTTTAGATTAGTAAATAAATTTGCTTCTACTTTAAATTTCATTGGCGGAACAATGAGGACTCTTAAGGCTGATGCCGAAGGAACAGGCAATATTTTAACTACTACGTTATTTTCAGGAACAATAGATAAAAAAGGTCTTCGCAGATTAACAGAAAAAGAAGAAGAATTAACTGGACAGATAGGACAAACAGAAACAGAATTTAAAAAGCAGTTAAACCTTTCTACTGATGCAAGCATAAGCCAATTAGATAGAGATGCAGCAAAGGAGCAAGCAGAATACCTTGAAGGAATACTTGATGAACTTAAGGAAGAAAAGAAGGGAGTTCAACAAAAATTAAAAAAGCGAGGTAATATTCTTGCTAGACAACTGGAAAAAGGTTTTGGCATTTCAAAACCAATTTTAAATCTTCAATATTATGCTGAAAAAGGATTAGAATTTAATGAAAAAATGACTCAAGGATATGAAAAATTTATTGAAAAACAAGATGAAATAATAAAAAATGCAAATAATACATATACAAAAGGACAACAATTCCGTGCTAGAATTAAAAAGATTGCAGTTCAAGTAAGCAGATTTTTACTCATGGCTTCGATGTATATATTATTATTCAGTTTCTTATTCATATTTATCAAGAAATTTTTCGAAGCCAATTCTGAGAGAATAAAAGAGTTTTATGGAATTGTAAGTGGAATATTTGAATGGTTATTAGGAACAGTTGTTAGTGGTGTTATAGATACAATAAGTGGAATTAGCGCAGTTATTTCAGGCTTACTTAAAGGAGATGTTGGAAAAGTATTTGAAGGGGTATTACAAATAGTAATTGGCGTAGGTAAAGTATTGATTGGTGTTGCAGGAACTCTCTTTGCAGGTGCATTGTCAGTAATAGGAGCATTAGTTTATTCTCTTGGTGTGGGATTCCTTGAATGGAGTAAGGGTATTCTTGAAGGAAAAGGATTTAAAATGCTTGGTGATATAGTGGCTCTAATTATTGCTGCTAAGGCATTATTATTTATTATCAGTTTATTACCAGTTTCATTACCGTTTATTCTTGTAGCAGCATTAGGAGTTGTCATTTTCGCAGCAGTTAGAAAAATAATAAGTGTAATTCCAGGAATGGCGGAGGGTGGAGTTTCAGCAGGTGGATTAACAATTGTTGGAGAAAGGGGTCCAGAATTAGTTAATTTACCAAAGGGTTCGAGAGTCCATTCAAATACTGATAGCCGAAAAATGACAGGTAGCACAGTAAATAATTTCAATATAACTATTAATGCAAAAGATTCCTCTAAGGCAGAAATGCGAAGAATGGCAGATGAGATTGGAAGAATGATAAGTTCAAAAATTAATAGAAGTACATCTTCAAGCACATTAAGGTGATAATTATGACAAGTACAGTATATTTAAAAATAGCAAAACATTCAGGAAGTAGTGCTAGTATTGATACTATTCCATTAAATGTAACAAGTGTTAGTGTTTCTGTTGATAAACAAATTCCTGCTTTTCCTATTCCTTTAAGTGGTTTAGCAACAGGTGAATCGCAAACAGCAGCCTTAGATTTAGGAATGTCAAGTAAAAGAATTAGTTTGCAGGGATTTATTAATGAAACAACAATAAGACGGACTCATAAAGAAACAGGCGGAACTGCTGATACTTTAACTTTTACTCCACAAGAAATTGCTCAATTAATTGCTTCTGGAGTTGATTCTACTGGTCTTGCTGAATATCAGGCTATTAATGAATTAGTTGTTTTAATACCCTCTAAAGTAAATGAAAATTATGTCGATAGAGGAAAAGCGGCAGACGCTTCAATAACAACTAATGGAACATTAACTGAAAATATTCCATTATCATTTAGAGCAAGAGGCAATCCTAATGAACTTGATAATATTGGTGTTAGTAGTTCTTTGGCTTTTCCAACACCAACTTCGGGAGGGCTTAAAGGTTTCATTCAACAGTTTGGTTATGAATTAAGTGCAGAAAGTGTTGATGTAAGTTTTAGTTTAGAATTTGTTGTTGCCCTTATCTTACCTTGAGGTGTCATTATGTCTTATGCTATTTTTACAGGAAAACAACGCTCGCTTGTTTTTCCAGTTATGTGTAATGGCTTTTTAACAATAGATTATTCTGATAATATTTCTACTACACATTCTGATGCCAGCGATATTAAATATGGTCTTTGGGCATTAGATGATAATTTTACATTTGAATGTGTTGTTACTCCATATGATGTCAATGGATATGGTATTCACAGAACAGCAGGAACTTTTAACAAACCAGCAAATATCACAAAGACCTCCATTAGCGGAGGTAATTCTTATAATACTTCTACCAAGAAAATAATGCCCGCAATTGGGCAAGATATTGTTGCGGCAGGAAATAAAGACAATCATGAAAATGAAAGATACTTAACAAGAGCAAATCGTATTTCTCATGAAATGCGAATATTCCACAATAGTAATTTTCAAGTCAGTTTAGTAAACGATACTTTGCATACAGAAAATAACCCTGCTCGATATAAAATTAAGGTGGGTATTAAATTAGGTTCAGCCGCTATGGAACACTTTACAAGCGATGCGGTTATTTTACCGAACTTAGGAACACAGTATGATTCCTTTGTAGAGAAGGGATTTGAGTCTGATGGTAAAATAAAATACAAGAGCATCGGTTCTACGACGAGTCCTTTTAGCAGTAAAGTCGCTAATTTAACAAATGCCAACCAACACGTATTTAATGGTAAAGAAGTATTTATTCGAGATGGATTGACTTTTACTTCTTTTGGTATTGTTCACACGGCTAACTCAAGTAGCCTCACTTTAAAACTAGACCCTTCAGTTTCTGTTCCTTCAGGAAGTGAAATTTTTATTCATGATGAATTTTTTGAACCAAGTTATATCAATAATACTTATCATATAGCCTGTGCATGGAATAATCAAAACAAAACTATTGAAATCTTTTTTAACGGTCGTTTAGTTAAAACAGCAACGCATACACAAACGAATTCATTTACTTTAGCGGCAGAAGATTGTTTTATTGGGGCAAATGGAACTGGCACAACTACTGCGCTAGATACGGCTACAACTAATAATCAATTTATGGGAGAACTTCACGAACTTAGCATCATGAACATTAGAAAAACAGAATTTACTGCAATTAATAATCTCATGCCTAATCTCAACAATACCGTTCTTTACTTAAGATTTGAGGAGGTGGATGAATGAGTTTGAGAGTTACTGGGGATGACTTTAATGCACCAACAAATCCACATCTATCTTCTTTCGGTGGTTTTTCCAACGGAGACAGAATCAATACTGCTATTGTTAAACATGGTGGAGTTTCTGTATCTGTTACTGGTTTTGGCGGAACCGTTACTGAAAATTCTAATCTTGCTAATACAAAAGGATTTAGAATCAAATGTTATGATTCTTTAACTACGACAGGTGTTAGATTTAATCCAACTGATTGGAATGCTACAACACTAAAATTTACAACAAATGATTACTTTGTTCTTATATATTCGGATTCTCCTTTACAGCACCACTTTGCTAAAATTACCGAAGTTAAAACAGAGGATTTAATAGGCGATGCTTTTGAATTTGAACCAAAACTGGGTAATGAAATACCAAAAGATACCAAATTCATTATATTTCAAGTTACACAAAATACAGATATTGTTGCTCTTTCTTTAGGTCTGCTTCAAGACACCGCTTTAACTCCTAATCAGGAAGACCAGCCAGCAAGAAATATTGCTGTTGCTAGACCATCATTTTATTTTTATGATGGGTTAGATAAGGAAAAAGAATTAGACCACAACACTAAATATTTTGCTATGAGAGAATCAGGAACATCAAACAGTTTTACTTTAAGTAGTAGTGACCCCTCAATAACATTTGTTACAGTTCAAGACTTTGGAAAAACGGTTATTGATTATAGCAAATTCACACATAGAGTTAAATTAACAGATAAATTAAGAGATTTAGATGCGGCCCAATCTACTAATTATACAAGTAATGAAAATTATTCTGCGACGGCTGATACAACTAACTACAATTTAACTTATGTTAATGCTAGAAGAATATCAGATGATGAAATCAATTCGCCAGCATATACTGGGCCAACAAGATATTTACATTATGACTTTTCACCAACAAAATCAAACTTCTTATATAATGCTTATGACCACATAAATACAGAATCTATTGATGGTAAGGGTGGATTTTCAGAAACTTCTATCATAGACAATGCTAGAATTATTCCAAGAAAAATAAAAGAATTTACTGCATATAGAGCACGTCATAATATTCATAGTAGTGACTTAAATGAATTTTTCCCATTAAAGGCCACTTATGATTCATCAACATCAGCATTTGTATTTTCGTTTGAAACTGAATATGATTTAGGAACGGTTTTAAATACAGGTGATGAGGTTAAATTAGGCGATAAAATTTTAATTGTTAATTCTTTTGGAACTCTCTTCGGAACAACGCAGACGATTACCTTTCAAAATGACACTTCAGACCCCTATGCAAGAGGCGAGGATGATGGAATTTTTACTGCACAGACCGTAAGCCCATCAAGCGGAGAAGTGCTTCACAGGCGAGCATATAACGCAAATGATGGCACACTTATGCTCGATACTCACTTACTAAATGGAAGGTTTAGTAAGATGTATGTTTCCTTTACTTCATTAAACCATGAAGGAAGATTTGCGTCTGTAACTGCTTGTGATGCAGTTAAAAATATGCTTACATTATCTTTTGGTGATGATTCGTATAATACTAATCCTTTGAGTTTTACAAAAGGACAATATCAATTATTCATTGAAAGATTCAATGGAGAAATAGAAAGCATAGAATCCAAAAAAGAAAATGGACAAACTATTGTAGAGATTAAAGGAAGGGATAAGTTTAACAAATTACTTTCTCCTATTGTGAATCTTAACACTTTGTTTAGTGAAGATATTATTTATTCTAGCAATAGTCCATATAATAAACTGGAAGAACTTAATTCAGGAGACACACATACTATTGCTTTAGGAGACACTCAAATTGATTTAGATGTTCTTATAGCAAATACTTCTGTTTTAGAGGGAAGAGTTTTTGCTGGTGTTAGGTTATTTGGGCCAAATGGTTATGTTGGCGAAATTACAAATCTCTCTAATCACACTTCTAGCACAAAAAGAAGATTAATAATTACACCTGCGATAACAGAACTTAATTCTGAAGCATTGTATATAGATACAGAAAAGAACTATGTATTAACGAAAGCACTAGGTTCAAATGCTTTGGCTACAAATAAACCCTCTTCATTAACTGGAGCAGCGAATAGAGGATTTGTTTTTACGGCAGGCAATAAAATTAAATCAATTAGAAAAAGTGCCACAACAACATCATCAAATACAACAGTAACAGTTGCAGATACTTCGGACTTATTAGTTGGTATGGAAGTAAAAGAACATACCTTTATTCCAATAGGGGCAACAATTGTTTCTATTGATAGCGATACAACATTTACAATAAGTTCTGCTGCTACTTTTAATTTTACAACAGATGCAGTATTCTTTGGCGGAGAAGATACTTCTTTAATCGGAACAAGCCAAAATACAAATGAAGGAGCAGTAGGGTATGCTATCAATAGCCCTTCATCTATTTCAAATGATTTTGCTTTCCAGACATTGTTAAAGGATGAGCATGGTAGTGCAGGAAAATCTTCTTTTGATACAGTAAATACTTTAATTGATTTTGAAATTGTTTCGACAGCAAAAAAAGATAATATTACTGAAATAGAACTTGCTCCATATATACCAATAACTCTAGGTAGAAAAACTGATTATCATTTTACAAACGAAGATAATACTTTTACTGCTGCTGGGGCAGTGAGTGTTCTTCATGGTTCTAACACTTTTGATAGTTTAGTATCTACTAATTATTCCACTTATGATTTAAAGCGAGATGATTTAATATTTGTTGGTAATTCTAGTTCTACCACTACAACAGGAATAAAAACATTTGTTGGTAAAATTACTAGTTTTGTAGTCGAAACTTATAGTGATGCTGGAGGAACAACAATCCATGAACAAAAAATACGTTTAGATAGGGCTGTTCATGCCTTTACAGTTGGGGAAAAATTGTATATAGGCACTAAAAAGTCCAATGATTTGGTTTTTATTAATGGAAAGCATATGTGGGGAGGAAAAATTAACATCCTGCCACATCCTAAAAGTTTTAATTCAATTTCGACAACAGATAAAACAAATAGAGGATTAGTGCCTCTAAACTTAGAAGAATTAACAGGAGGTCGAGACTATTCACGTTCATATGGACAGTTCTACTATAAGTCTAAGGATTTTATTACTGGTAATTTTTTAACTGATAATAGGAGTATTGCAAACACTAACGATGTAGTTGTTCCAAAACTATATGATAACAGGTCAAAATTAAATTACTTTACATCAAATTATCAGTTCAAGCCAAATATAGCGAGTGAAAATTTGAATGAGTTTAATAAAACTCTTTCTACATATAGAACACTACCATTTGACTTAAGAGGCTTAACTACCCCTTATGGAGCAAGCGGTACTTTTAGAAGAATACATGATAATGAAGATGACGTTTTTATTAAAACTGGAGTCGCTGACCTTCTGGAAGCGCAGTATAGTAATAATGATGAATCTGCCTCAAGGCTATTTCTTTATACAATAGGAGACATATTGCCATATTCTTCTTTAAGAAAAGATAGTATTTTTAATGTAGATAATAAGTTTAATCTATCTAAATATAATTTATTTTTGATAGAAAACAAAGAACAAAAAGACTCTTCTTTAAACACAACAAATAGATTATCTCTCACAGACTCTAATTATCAAACGGTTGATTTTTCAACAGATATTGATATTAGCAACCTTAAGAGATTTGGCTTAATGAGATTAACGGAACTCACTTTTGATTTTATGTTTAATAGGGTAAATCCAGAAAAACCAATTAAAAGAGAAATAAAAGATACGATTTATTCTGGTATAATCGGTTGGGAAAAGGTAACTTTAGCGGGTTCTGGTGCTATTTCTTCAATTGCTAAGAATTCAGGAAATACTGCCGATATTATTACATTTACTTCTAATCAAACTTTAGATGATGGCGATTTTCTTTTTGATAGCACTTCTGGTCATTTAATAGGAACTGTTACTACTGGTGCTGGTAATGGTAGTAACTCACTGAACCCTGCGTCTCCTAAAACTGCTTTTGAATTAACAGACTTTGCAAATTTTACCAGAAAAAATAGTGGAGGATTTACTGCAACAGCCCCACAAAATGCAGTTAAATATAAATTTACTGTTATAGACGTAGACGGAAGAAATCGTGTTGATACTTTTGCAAGAGTAGGTAATGGCAGATTGCACCCTCTTAAATGTGCCATTGTTCCCAGCGACACAGGATATGGAGATGATGTCAATGATTGGCTCTATGAGTATGCAAGAAATGTGGCTTTTCCTGCTAATGCAAATGACGAAATTTATTTGCCTTTTGTAAATGATAAATTTTCTGATTTTGCACAAATAGACGCTGCTGATTTAACAGACTTGTTTTTCTTTACTAATTTATTTCCGCACTTGAATAATACTCTTTATTATGGTATGTTAGGAGTATCTTTAGATAGATTCTCTATTGAAGATGGTGGGGCCAGTCAAGTTGAAGTTGGTGCTACAACAGGAGTTTTGAAGAACACAAATACAGTAGAACACGTTGATGGAACAGGAACGAGTATGAAGCCCTTTTCTACAAAACACTTTACCATTGAATCAGATACGCATTTTAAAGAATTTAAAAACAGATTTGATGACGAGGCTTTGATAGGTTCTGATTTTACAACTTCAAAACCTTATGCAGTAGATGGAAGTTATATGGTATTTAAACCAAGATTATGTATTCCTTCTTATACACAGAATTGCACCAAACAAGGAAACACTACTTTGACTGTTGCGGATTCTTCTGTTTTATCGAGTGGTATGGTCGTTGCGGGAACTGGTATTCCTACTGGAACAAAAATTTCTTCAATTACTAATACTACTACTGTTGTTTTAGATACTGCTGCAACTGATTCAAATACCGATTCTTTAACATTTACCTATGATGTAGATGAAACTAGTTCCAAATCTTCTAATGGAACAGTATATGAATATGATTTTGACCTCGATAATATAACGGCTTCAGGCACAGTTCCTGTTATTCAAAATCAATTTCTAAAACTTACCGACATAACAGGTTGTTATTTAGCAATAGAGAGTGGAAAACATACTGATGGAACAGACATTACATTCTCTACTTCAACCCCAACAGCAACTACAAGCAGTTTAAATATTGGAAAAAGAATGAATAATGTTGTTCCTAATAATCTAATCTATGTTATTTCTCATGAAGTTAATTCCTCAGACGCTAATTCACATAAAATTGTTACAGATACTCCTCTATCTAGTAATTCAGCATATAGAATATTACAACCAAATGAAACTTGCATTTATGATTTCTTCCCAGATAAAATATTATTAAACACTTTAAGTTCTTCTTATACTAAAATTCCGAATAGTAATGAAGTGTATAAACCAAAACAGGACTACACTTCAAGAGAAGGAATAACGAAAGAAGCAGGAAATACTACTGAAAATGAAGGAGTATTGTCTATGTTTGTTTTGGTAGATACTGATAAACAATCTACTGATAATCATTTGGTTTTAAGAGATAGTAAAAACTTTATGCAGACTAATTTTCCAAATGGAGATTACAATCTATATTTTTCAGATGGTGATGAAAATAAAAAAATAACAGTTACCTCTTCAAATTCTGAAAATTTTTCAAGTTTTGCTTTAGGTGAAGGTTTTAATGGAAAGGGAGTCGTTTCCGTTTCTGAAACATTTACTGTTAATAGCCGTAAAGAATTAAAAATTTCACCCAATAGAGCCTGTATTGGAACAACTGTTAGCATTGGATTAGAAGGAGAAGATTTAATCAATGAACTTTTAGAAACAGAAGAAATACAATTCCAAACGACAGGAACAGATACTCCTATGTTTTTAGCACCAAATTATCAAGGTGTTGATTTATATTCTGCTATCAATTATATTTTAGATAAAAAAGATATGAAAATTTTAGAAGAAAATGATGTTTTTAAAATCGCACCAGAAGATGAAAATGAATACTATACCGATATTACTATTGACGATAGCGGAGATTATTTAATATCTGAATTTGAAAAACAGACTACTTTATTTGATTTCTTTAATGAAATTATTGTATATGGTTCTTCACACAAAGCGACCCGTAAAGATATTCGTTCCATCAATAGCAGGGGAAGGAAGACATTAGAAGTAGTTGATGGCACATTACTTACACAAGAAGAAGTAGATAAAAGAGCAACCAAACTACTTAGAATACATTCAAGATTTAATCAAAAGTTGTCTTTTACGATGCAGAATAAAGGAATCAACCAATTGAGAGTCGGTGATATTGTAACTGTTTCCCTTCCTAGAGAAAATATTGAAACTGGAGAATTTATTGTTTTAGAAATGGAACATCAACTTACTGGTTTTATTAAATTACAATTAGGAAGATATACGAAGGACTTATCCGATATTTTCTCAGAATTATTAATTGCTAGTAAAGAAACAAAGTCTGCATTAAGAAGTGCGGATTTAACTTCTAACGAAGTATCATTTAATTTCTTAGACACCCTCAACACCAAAGAACTTAAATTGTTGGTGCGTAAGAGAAGTTCAACGGGGGCAGCATTAGGATTCACTACACCGCTTGGTTTTGGATTACCGCTTGGTTTTGGTGCAGGAACAATTACAATTACTGATTTAGCGGAGGAAGATTTAGCATGATTACAGATAAATTAAAAACATTAGTCGCTACTCACATCAAAGATAATTTATTTGATAGTGCTAAAATTGGTTTAGGGGGTAATAGCACTAACCCTACGGCTAATGATTTAGATGTTCCCTTAAGCGTTACTCCATCTATTATTATTACAAAATCAGATTTAAATGTTCTTGAAGTAAAAGTATCTATATCAGGAAGTAGTATTCAAGGAAAGGTAATTCGTGAAGTCGGCCTATTTGATGGGAGCGATATGGTATATAGAACCAATTTTGATGGAGTTGGCCCGTTTTCCACAACAGAAACATTAGAACTGTTTATTTTGTTGGAGGTTGAATAATATGGTAAATAATCCGAACTTTTATGGACAAAGCACGACTGGAACACCTAATCCAATAGAAGATGGCGTAGATTTTCCGCATACTGGAATTATTAAAGCCCTTTCTTTAGGATTAGGACAAAATTATGTTATTAGTGGTTTTAATATAACTGCTGGAACTAATCAATATACACAAATAGATGTTTCCGCAGGAGTAATTTGTAGAGAAGGTAAAGTTATTTCTTCTGGAGGCCATTTGGCAAGCGGGGTATCTAATTTAACGATGGGTTTTACTACTGCTAATGGTTATCATCTTTTGGTTGTTGATAGCAGCAATAATATCGTTTTTCGTTCTCCAAGTGCAGTAGATAAAGTTCCTTCCTATAATACAAGCGATATTATTATTGGAGTAGTAACGTATAAAGGTTCATCTACTGACCCTGATATTCAATACTTGACTTTTAAGAAGGCAGAAAATTCTTTTTCAATTGCCCGAAGTGCAAGTGGAACATATACTGAAATGGGAACAATTACCTGCGATACCGACAGTATAGATATTGCTACGACTAATTCAAATGCTGCTATTAATTTAACTCCTCATGGAACAGGCGATATTAAATTAGGAACTTTAACCATTGATGGCGACCAAACAGTAGGTTCTGGACAAAATGGCCATGCTTTAATTTATACTCATTCTAATGCAAAGGCTGCTTTAGCGGCTATTCCTTCTGCTTATACTGATGCTGATGCTATTTCAGCCGTTCAAGGAGAAGCAACATTAGATTTAACTGGCGATGTAACTATTGCCGCAGGTAAAGATTTAACTGTTGATACAAGTACCTTACACGTTGATTCTGCAAATAATAGAGTAGGCATTGGAACTACTTCTCCTGATGTCCATTTAGATGTTAAAACGGCAGCAACTACTATTGCGAGAGTAGCAAGCACAGGCTCTCATGCTAATTTACGCTTTGGTCGTGCAAATTCTTCTTATGATGCTGCTATGTTGTTTTTTGACGATATGGCTTCAAGTCCTTCATTACAGTGGCGTATTCAGATGACAAATGGCGGAACTGATTTATCTATTCGAGATGAAGATGGAAGCCCTGATGGTAATGCTATTTTGGTATTTAAAGATGCAGGAGGTATTGAATGTCATGCTAATATAGAAATGTCAGCAGGACATAATTTAAAAGTAGGAAACGAATTAGAAATCGAAGGTAATTTAAATCATGATGGGCCGCAAATCGGTTTTTATGGAACTACTCCTGCTGCTCAACAATCTGTTGGTAATTTAACTCCTTCTGCTATTAATCCCGATGCTCCTGCAAATCCTACTGCCGCAGACCATACTACTACTGCCGCAGCCGTTACTGCACTTGAAACTAAATTAAATGCTCTTATCGATGCTTTACAGTTAATTGGTATAATTACATGATTGATATGATGCTCTCATTTAGCCCAACAAAACTTATAATAAGCGAATTTAAAATAGGGCATTGAAGAAAATCCAAAAAAAAAG